CTGTAAATTGTAATCGCCTATTCTGCTCATAGCATCACTCCAATAATGAATCCAATAATCAAACCTACTAATACCCACCATCTGCCTTTAAGTGGTGGTTCTTTGTTAATAATCATTTCAATGCCTCGTCAATAATAGCCTCAATGCGTTTGACTCGTTCTTGGTAGAGTGGAATCATCACCTCTTGATAATCCTTAATCATAGACTCTTGAATCTTATTGATTTTCTTTTGAGTTTCAAGTTGCATTTTCAAAAGATTAATTTCGCGTTCTTGTTTCATCGCTTCACCACCGTAAGTTCAGTGTGGCGATTAAATAACCAATCAATCGGATCAATATCAATTTGACTTGGAACGTAGGTTTCAATGCTGACATCTTCTGATGTTACTTTGATATTGTCTAAAACGACTTCACGCCACTCTTTCCCTTTTTCACCGAATTGTAATATATCACCGCTTGATACAAACTGTGCTTCTTGCTTATATGTTTTCATTATGCTACCTCTTTAATTCTTGCTTCGTTGTCAATAAATGCTTGTTTGATTGATTTAAAGTCAAAACCACCGCCAATTATATCTGCCACTTCACTACTACCATTAACCCAGCCACTTCCGTAATGTTCGGTGTCGTAAGGATTGCCAATGTAATCGATATATTCTCCGTCTGAAAAAACTTGGTAATAGGTCTTGAAATCGTTATCGTTTGTTTTTGTAAAAGTAATCATTTTGTATCTCCGTTTTATTAAAAGTAACACCTTTTTTTATTTAGTGTTACCACATTATACCATACTATTTTAATAAATGCAAATATATTTTAACAATGGAAGTTAAATAATTAGCCAACTATCTAAATTTAGTTCGTTTATAATAATCCCAGAACGAAAAAACCCCCGAAAGACTTATAATCAATCGAGGGTTGGATTAGGTGTTAGAGCCACCTTGTAAGATATTATACTATATCTTTTCAAAATGGCAACTCACTTAATAACACGACTGGTGATATGTCTAATCAATGATTTCACTCACACCAGAATAATATAAAAGAGTACGCACAAGCGTGTGTTCTAAGTTGTGATTGATGTTGAATCAAGTGGTTATGGTCATCTCGAGGAAAAAGAGTCCATTCCGTAACCTTACGAACTCTATATTGGGGAAACCCTTAGAGTGTTATAAATTCAATGTAGTTGGCAAATGGTGCGGCACTATATAAGTGGTGATACAACTAACCAGTACAATATATTAGGTACTGGCATACGATAATACTGCGATGCGGCTTTATACGAATGTTAATCTCTAAGGCTATTCATTTAGTCTTGGGATTTCTTTGTTCCGATTTACCCAACTCAACAACATTACCGAATATTGTTTTACTTACCAGTAAGGTTTCGCTTTTAAATGGTCTTTTAGACCAAAACTAACGGAGTGCTTTCAAGTAATCAGAGAGTCGCTTGGGTGCTTTAGCACCGAGCAATCAAACGATAGTGCGATAGTTAAAGTGTTAATCTTTTTTTTGTTAGATAATGTATTTAAAGTGATGACTAACAATATCTTTGTTATAATTAAAACCTATGATAAAGTATGAATGTGTTAAGTGTGAATTTAAGCGTCTTGGTTTGACAAATAAAGCAGTAGCAGATATATTGGATATTAGTGTTCAGAACCTTGACTATTTAATTAAACAAGATAAGCCACGAATCCATTGGATAACATTGGGTTTAATAAGTTACTATGGGGAATATGAAAGTTCAAATGTCAAAGAAAGTTAAGATTTATCGATTGCTTAAAAAAGTAGATAATGAATTAGAAACTAATGAGGTTGCCTTTTTAAATCAGATTTATGGAATGTACTCTGTTGGTAAACATAATCTTATTAGTAAAAAACAACACAATTGGTTAGACAAAATATTGGGGAAATAAATGCAGTTACACAAACACACTCAATCCGAGTGTAAAGAAGTATTAGAGGGTATTAAAGACATTGTTAAACAGATCAACAACATTAATGATAAAGAACTAAGAACATCATTGTGTGTAGCGGTACTTGAAATGTGCGATAGGTTGTTGAAAGATGGCACGAAAGTTTGAACTCGCCCTTACTTTACCGTTTCCAGTATCGGTGAACGCATATTACCGTGCTATATTACGCGGTAAGTTCTGTACTAGCATTCTATCGGCTAAAGGTCGGGAGTTTAAAGAGCGTGTTGCTAATATGGTTGCTGAAAGTGAGAAGAATCCAACTGATAAGCGTGTGATGTGCCAGATAAAGTTATATCCACCAGATAGACGGAAGCGTGATATTGATAACTATGCTAAGTCTTTGTTAGATAGTCTTACTGGTATCGCTTGGGTTGATGATGAACAGATTGATTGTCTTGCTATTAGCCGTGAGAAAATAGTTAAAGGTGGTAAATGTGAAATTACAATAAGGGGTAGATAATGTTTAAATGGTTAAAGAATTTATTTAATAGATGTAGTGCTAATCAAACTCAGATAGATATAGTGGTTGCTCACATCAAGTATCACGGATCAATATCAACAACTGAAGCTAAAGAGGTTGGTATTAAGCATCTACGCAGCGTTATTTGTAAGATGAAAGACCGTGGATATAAGGTTAAGAATGTTGGTAAGCAAGGTAAGGTCGGAGTTTATAAGTTTTGAACTCTGTATTAACTAAAATCAGTGCGATAAAACGCAATCCAAACAACCCACGCATCTTAAAAGATGATAAGTTTGCTAAATTAACTCAATCAATTAAAGACTTCCCACAGATGCTGGACATTAGACCTATTGTTGTTAATGATGATATGGTCGTGCTGGGCGGTAATATGCGTTTAAAGGCGTGTAAAGAAGCTGGACTTAAAGAAGTGCCAGTTATCAAAGTAAACGACTTAACCGAAGAACAACAACGTGAATTTATCATTAAAGATAATGTTGGCTTTGGTGAATGGGATTGGGATTTACTAGCCAATGAGTGGGATACTGATTTATTAGAGGACTGGGGATTAGATATAGACTTCGCTGGTGATGATGATAACGAAGGTTTAACCGATGAAGATGATGTGCCAGAGGTAACAGAGAACCCAGTAAGCAAGGTTGGCGATATATGGCTGCTTGGTGAGCATAGGGTTATGTGTGGTGATTCAACTAATGGTGGTGATGTTGCTTTATTGATGAATGGTCAAATGGCTCAATTACTACACGCTGACCCACCTTATGGAATGGGCAAAGAGGGTGATGGAGTTGCTAACGATAATTTATATCGTGAGAAGTTAGACGAGTTTCAGATGGACTGGTGGAAAGCATTTAGACCAGCAGTTGAAGATAATGGCTCTGCTTATATCTGGGGCAATCCAGAAGATTTGTGGCGATTATGGTATGAGGGTGGATTAAAGAATAGCGAAAGATTTACAATGCGTAACGAAATCGTTTGGGAAAAAGAGGGCGGTCAAGGTATAGGCTCTGATGGATTTAGAAGTTATCCACCAGTCACAGAAAGATGTTTATTTTTTATGCTTGGTGAGCAAGGGTTTAATAATAATTCTGATAATTACTGGGACGGCTGGGATTCAATTCGTAATTATTTAGTTAATGAAAAGAAGAAGTCTGGATTAACGAATGACCAAATAAAAGCGGTTACAAATACAGCACATACTCATTATTGGACTACTTCACAATGGGCGTTCCCAACTGAACAACATTATAAGGCGATACAAAGACAAGCTAATGGCGATGCTTTTAAGCGTGAGTATGATGCTTTTAAGCGTGAGTATGATGATTTGAAGCGTGAGTATGATGATTTGAAGCGTGAGTTTTATGGAACACGTGCTTATTTTGATAACGCACACGATGAAATGCGGGACGTTTGGAAAGTGAACAGAGTACACGGTAACGATAGGCACGGACACGCAACACCTAAGCCAGTTGAAATGATGGAAAGGGTGATGAAGTCAAGTTTGCCAAAAGATGGGCTATGTATTGAGCCGTTTGGCGGTTCTGGTTCTACTCTTATTGGTGCTGAGAAAACAAACCGAAAGTGTTACACGATGGAATTACAAGGTCAGTACGTTGATGTTATCGTTAAAAGATGGCAAGACTACACGGGCAAGAAAGCAATACACGCTGAAACTGGTGATGAATTTGTAGAGGTGGATAATGGGAAAATCTAAAGAAACTGAAGAAAATCAAAAGACTGGCAGACCACTAACTGAAATTGACTGGGAAAAGGTTGATGGAATGTGTGGCATAAGATGTACTGGCGAGGAAATTGCTGGTGTTATGGGTA